GTGAGCTGGGCAACGAGGTCGGCTTCGTCGGTGGCGGAGGCGTCGACGAGGGAGAGCGAGCGGAGGGTGGCGATGAGGTTTTGCATGGGCATCGCTTCGGGCGTGGTGTCAACCGGTGCGGCGGCAAACAGGGGCGCAATGCGCTTGAACGCGGCGCGATTGACCAGGCCGCCCATGTTGATTTCCGAACCCGTCACCTGGCCGGTGGCGTCGAGGTGGAAGGTCGGCGAAAACCGGCGAAACGTGCGGCCTTCGACGGACTTCTTGCCTGCTTCGGACCAGTCGAGGCGGGCGCGGACGCCGCCGGTCTGCGGGTCGTCACCGGCCCAATAAAATTCGGTCGGCCAGGCTGAGGCCTCGCGGTCCTCGTGGTTGAAATCGAAAAAGGGCCGGTCCTCGCGTCCCTCGGCGGCGGCGATGAGTTTACTAGCGAGGAAGGTTTGCAGGACGGCAGCGGTGGCGGCGTTCACTGCCACTTCGACGGAGACGGGTTTGCCGCCCTGGCTCGCCCGGATGCGGTGGCGGCCGGGCGGCATGTACTGGATGTCGGTGGGGAGCGCGGCACCTTCGTTCAGGGCGTTGGCGAAGGCAGCGTGGAGGGGGGCGTTTTTGTTGTTGGTGGCGAGGTCCATGCCATCGCCACGGTGTCAACGGTGGGGCTCACTTGGGCGGATGGTAGGCGGCTTTGGGGACGCGAATCAGCGAGCTGCGGCAGTTGTAGTGGGCGGGCGGCGGGGAAAACCAGCCGTCGCCCCAGCGGTGACCGTGGCGACCGAGACAAACTTCGGTGGTGCGGCCGTCGAGGATCGCATCCCAAACCAGATAATCACCGGCGGCCTCGGCCTGCGCGAGTTCTTGGGGGAAGGCGGCCTCGGCAGCGGCTTGGCGGCCGGCGAGGGATGAGGCTGATTCGCTGGCCGCGTCGATGGGCGTTCCGCAACCGCAGGCGCAGGCTTTGGCGGTGTTGGGCGTGGACGCCGGCGGCACTAACGGGGCGATGGGTTTGGCCGGTTGAAACAATGCCTCGCTCGGAGCCGGCGACGGGACTTTGTGGCGTTCGTAAAGGTATTGCAGGGAGACGGGTAGGCCCATGTCCACAAACAGGGTTTTGTCACGAGTGGCCATTTCCTGCTCACGCTCGGGGCGGGTGATTTCGACTTCGACGAACGGCACTTCGTCAGCGGTGCCCCAGTTTTGTGCGATCAACTGGGGGATGAGCTGGTCGTTGAGGATCGCGACGATGTATTCGGCGTAGGTTTCAAAGAGATCCAACTCGACCTCGCGGTGCACTTCGGTGGCGGCGCGGCTGCCTTCGCCGTTGTGCTCCACGGACAGGTTTTGGCCCAGCAGCATGATGTCACAGGCGCGGTCGGCGATGCCCATGAGGCGTTCGCTCGGGTCGTTGGGGCCGGATACGCCCGGCGTGGTGCCCTGCATGATTTGCAGGTTGGTACCTTGCGGGAACGCGCCCCATGAAGCGGTGCCCATGTTGCGCAAGGCCGAGGTGATGGCGTCGATTTCAAGCTGGGTGGCGGTCGCTGGGTAGTTGGCCCAGCGTAGCGGCGTGCCGAAGAGTTCGGCTTTTTGGACGAGCCATTCCCACCCGAGCATGTGACCCAGCCAGAGCGGGGCCAGTGCGCGGAGTTGAGCCGCTTCACCAAGGGCGCCGGACTTTGATTGGAAAATGCCGGTGAGGAATTTACCGGGGTGTTTGGCGAAAGGAACGAGCTGGGAGCTTGAAGCTGAGAGCTTGGAGCCAGACGGACGGAGCGCGAGGGTGCCGTCGGTGTCGATGCCGAGGTATCGGGTCGGGACGCGGCGAAAGCCCACTGGCACCACGTAACCGGTGGTGTCGTTGGCCCAGTCGATTTCGACCACGGACAGACCGCGGGCAACGGCGTCCATCAGTTCGTAAACGGCGGAGCCGAGCGGGGCGCGGGTGGTGTCCACGTAACCGCGTTGCAGGTGTAACGCCGACTCCACGAAGGCGGCTTTTTCTTGTGCGGTGGCGGAGGGTTTACCGTTTTTGGGGGTGTAGGGCTGGACGTTGAGGGGCAGCTTGCGTATGGCGTTTTTGAGCTTTTGCAGGTTGGCGCGCAGGCGGGGCCAGGTGTCTTCCATCAGGTTAAAAAGATCACTTTGGGCGGCGAGATCGCCACGGGCGCCGGCGTCGAGGAGTTCACCAATGGCGTCGGGTGAGAGGCTGCGGCCGAAGAGTTGCGGCTCAAAGTCGCGAGCGGTGGGACGGATGATGGGAGATGGGGACATGGGGGCGGAAGTAGTGAGTAGAGGGTAGCGAGTAGTGAGTAGGTCGAAGGACGGAGGTGTTAGCGGGTCCAGGCGCAGCGGTAGCGGGTGAGTGCGGGGCGGTGGCGGGCGTTCAGGCCGGTGGGGACACGCTCGGCGGCGAAGGCTCCGGTGCCAGCGGAGGGGTTGCGTTGGGCGGCGTGGATCGCGAGGGCCAACGCGGTGGAGCGGTCGGCGTGGCCGTCGGCGGTGCGGGCTGCTGCGTAACGAATCGTGCCGCCGGGACTGACGATGCGTTGCATGCTGCCGAGGTCGTCGCGGATCACCGCTGCGGCGGGCAACGACACCGTGCGCGCTTGCAGGACTTTTTTGAGCCGTTCGAACAGCTCCCGTTTACGGTCGCCGGTGAAGGTGACGCCTTCGAAACGGGTTTCGTCGAGTGCGGCGGCGAGGTGTTCGCTCACTGGTCCACCGATGCCGGTGGCGTCGATCGCCGTGAATGCCGCCGCCATTACACGCGGGAGTAGGATTTCTTCCTGCTGCGGGAACGGGACGCGGTCCAAGACGAGCACTTCGCGGGTTATCAGTTGGCCGCCGTGGAGACGTTCGAGGGTCCAAGCTACGGTCAGGTCCCGTTTTCGACCGACGTCGATGCCGATAAACAAGGCCGGTCGCGGCCGGAGGGTTCGAGAGTAGAGGTCCGTAAGCGGATCGAGTGTAGCTTCCGCACATTCACAGCCTCTGACTAGCTCTGCCGGGAACACCTGCGACGAGTGCTCCATGAACTGGCACTCGAACTCCTGCGCCCAGCCTTCGGGATCGCCCAGGTTGGCGCGTAGTTCGTCCACGTTCAGCGCGAGGCCCTGAGCGACGGCGTCGTAGACACTGGTCTTGTGGCGGGAAAAGGCCGGCGCGTGCTCCCACAGGTCGAAGTATTTGTTATTCCGTCCGGCCGGCGTGGAGATAACGCGCAGTTTCAATGCACCGCGTAGCGGGTTGGAGATGATCGGGTAAACCGCACGCCAGATTTCCTCCGGGTTTTCGTGAAACGCGAATTCGTCCAGCACCAGGTTGGCCGAGTAACCGCGCGCAGTGGACGGGTTGGCAGGCAGTGCGATGACGCGGGCACCGTTGGGGAAGCGGAGCTGTGACTTCTGAATCTCGGGCCGGTACTCACTACCAGTCGAGTAGCTGACTGCGTCGCAGAAAATACCGGCGGCGCGGTTCACCTTGTCCATGAACTCCAAGGCCTGCCGCTCACCGGCGCTCAGGATGACCCAGTCGCCACCTGTCTCGATGGCGTCCGCTACCACCTCGAAGGACGCGGCGAGGGAGCCGCCAATCTGCCGCGACTTGAGCCAGATTTTGAAGCGTGCTTTGTCCTGCACCCAGGCGCGCTGGTAGGGCAGCAACAAATCCAATGGCGTGACCGCGAGGCGGCGGTCGGGCTTGTAGGGCTTTTTAGAGGCGGCGCGGCTCATGGCGTGGGCGTCGTCACGGCAGGTAACGCAGGCGCTTCGCTGGCACCGAGACGGGAGCGCCATTCACGCATGATGTCTTTTTCGCGGTCGGGCGTGATGTTGACCTGAGTCGCCACCACCGTCGTGGGCTGGTCGCGGTAGACGTCGGGTTTATGCGCTTTCAGGAAAAAGATAAGACACGCGTCAGAGTAGCGTCGGCGTTCACCGCACTGTTGGCCTTTGGCGTCGAACACCGGCTCGCTCCACCCGTCGATACCGCGCCGTTTCAGCTCGAGCTCGGCTTCTTCGATGCGTGACGAATTACGCACACGGTCACGCTCTAGTTGGGCCGATTGGAGGACCGGCACGAGGTCAGGCTTGCGCTGCAAGTGGCGGTAGAACGTGGACTGGTCGATGCCTTCTTTCTCGATGGCGTTGAGCGACGGCGAACCGTCGCGGATGTCCTGCACCACGCGGTCAAAAAGCGCTTGGGTGAACTTTGCGTTGCGACCGAGTTTGGATGCTTTGGGTACGACGATGGCCATTGCGGTGGAGCCCGTGTCAACGGGCGCGGCGGAAGTCGGTGGGCGGAGGAGGGAGGCCGGTGAGGCGCATGGAGGCGTGTGGGGATGAGTTGAGCGCACGGGCGGAATATGCGCGCGCAGGCGGATTTGGCGGTGGTTCGAAAACGCGCCGGTGGCTCGGGGCTCGGGTTTGGGGGCTCGGGGTTCGGGGCGGGCGTAGCCCGGCCCTCGGGCGCGGAGTCGGGCCGCGGCGAGGCTGGGCGAGCACGGCACGACGGAGCCGCGTGCCAGAGGCACGCAAGGCGCGCCGAGTCGCCAGCGGAGCGT